AATTTAGAAAAAGAAGCTGTAAAATTAGGTATTCCTATTAGTGCAGTAGAATTAATTAACAACAAAGTAGTAAACAAATTAGGCGAAGTTATTTATGGTACAACCGAAGGTGGTTCTACAATGTATAATTATTTGAAAACAAGACCTGATGCTTTAGATAGACAAACAAAAATTTTACTAGATAGTATTATAAAAGAACCTAAAAGCAAAAGAGCTGTTTTTGAAAAAGCTGGTGTAACTGCAAACGATGCTATAGAATCCGCTGCAAAAATAAGAGCAGATACCGCTTATAATGCTGGTTATAGATTATCTAATCTAGAGTCTATACCTAGTGACAAAATGCTTAATATTATAGATAAAATTGATGGATCAATTTTTAATTTACCACAAGGTAGCCCAAACATAAGAATTTTAAATAATCTGAAAAAAAGATTATCAATTAAACCAGATGCGTTAGAAAAACAAGCAGGTTTAACCATTTTACCGCAAACTAACATTAATAAAATTGATTCAGCATTTAAAGAATTTGCTGGAAATATTAAAACTTCAAAATTAGGCACTGCTTCTGGGCCAAGATTTATTGATACTGAAGGAGCTCAATTATTATTTAATAAAAACAAAAATGGTATATTAGATGAAGTAAAAGCACTCTTAAATACTAATGCAAATTATGCAAATGCTAATAAAACATTTGAAGCATTGTCTGAAAGTTTAGTTAATTTTACAATTAAAAATGTAAAACCTTTATTAAAAACAGAAAGTGTAACACCTGCAAAAATAAAAAACTTTATTTTTAATGCAGATACATCTAATCGTTTAGATATAAAAAATACTTACAAAATTTTAAACAAAGAAAACAAAACTGCTTTTCCAGAACTTGCAAGAATGTATATTGAAAATGCAGCAAATAAAGCATTTATTCCTACAGATAGAGGAAGAAGTTTATCAGAAGGTTTTAATTTAGTAACTGAATTAACTGGCTCTAAAATTGCAAAATCTAATTTTAATGAAGTTTTAAGAGGTGTAGCTGAAGCAAATGGAGTTAAACCTAACAATTTAATTGTTGGGTTTGATAAGTTTTCAAAAATATTAGAAAAAACAGCACGTTTAGGTAATGTTGATAGTCCAGGTTTACAAGTTGAATATCAAAGAGGCATGGTAAAACAAATAGCACAAATTAGGAGTTTTATGTGGCAATTAAAATTAGCTACAAGTTATGGAGAAATCGTAAAACAAAAAACTTTAAAACAATTAAGCGATGTTTTAACTCAACCAGATTCTGTAAAACAATTAGTAGCATTAGCACAAACAAATATAAAAACTTTTACTGCTATGAATAGGGTAAAAAACATTATACTTTTATCACAACCACAAATTAAAAATGGAATGACTAACGAACAAGGATTTCCAATAAACGAACAAGGGCAGGAATTACCTGCTTTACAATAATTAACTAGGAGAATAAAACAATGGCTGGAACAGGCGTAGGAAAATTTAGTTCAACAGCAGGTAGTAATACTGACAACTTGACTGTGAACTTTGCAGAAAACATGGCACCAAGTAATGTCAATAATGCTGCAAGAGAACTTATGGGACATATCAGAGATATGTACGAACAACTTGGAGATGGATATTTCGAGTTTGGAGATGGAGATAAGGAATACACGATAGCTCGTGTTGATGCTGATACGCTTACTATAGCTACAGCAGCCGATCTATCTACTACTTATTTTGCAGGTAGAAAAATTAGAGTAACTGATGGTGGAGCTAATGTAGTAGAAGGTACTATTGCATCTACATCACATGGATCTAGTTTACAAACTGTAAACCTTACAGGTATCTCTTTAGCTTCTGGCACTCCTACCAAAGTTGAGATTGGTATAGACACTGCTGCGTTTGGTGGAAAACTAATACTTGATGATGATGGTGATACATTTATCGAAGCTCCTACTGACGATACTATTGATATCTATGTTGCAGGTGCAAAAGACTTTGTAATTACAGCCAATACATTTACTGCTGAATCAGGTAGTACAATAGCTGCACAAGCTCTTACAGCTACAACTGTAACTGCTAGTGGAGAAATTGATGGTGGTAGTTTAGATATATCAGGTGACGCTGACATTGACGGTACTACTAACCTTGATGTTGTAGACATTGATGGTGCAGTAGACATGGCATCTACCTTACAAGTAGACGGAGCTATAACATCTTCTGCTGGTGCAACAATTACAACAGCTGATAACTTAGACACATTGAGCTTAGTATCAACTGATGCTGATGCTTCTGCTGGTCCAAATTTAAGATTATATAGAAACAATGATAGTAATGCGGATGCTGATGTTCTAGGAGTTATAGAATTTGAAGGTCGAAATGATAACTCTCAAGATGTAAAATATGTGCAATTAACATCACAGGTTAATGATATAACTGATGGTGAAGAAGATGGAAGTTTATTTATAAACACTATGGTTGCAGGAGCAAATTCAAATAGAATAAATGTAGTACCAACTGAAGTTGTATTTAATGAAGAAAGCAAAGACCTAGACTTCCGAGTAGAATCTAATGGTAATACTCACATGTTATTTGTTGATGGTGGTAATAATAGAGTAGGTGTAGGAACTGCTCCAGACTTAGGTGTTGGATTACACATTAGAACTGCTGATAGTAGTGCAGGAGTTAATGGTTCTGCTGATAATTTAGTTATAGAAGATTCAGGAGATAGTGGAATGAGTATACTTGCTGGAACAGGTAATCATTCTCGTATTAGTTTTGGTGATAGTGGTGACAATGACATTGGTATGATAACTTATGACCATGGTTCTAACTCAATGGCTATTAAAAGTAATGCTACTGAAGCATTGCGTATGAGTACATCACAAGTATTATCTACTGGTGCTGAAACAGGTCCTGATACAACTAATGGTGGATTAACTATACAAACAAATGCAGAAGATGGTGATGCATTTTCACTTAAAAATTCTGATGTTGCACATGGAATTACAAGTAGTGCTCAAGCAGATACGTATATGAAAATAAGAAAACTAAGTGCTAGTGAAGGTGGTGCTGTAATTAAAGGTTATTGTGAAGGTGAACAAGGTATACAAATACAAGGTCTAGCTGATAGTGCAAATACTACAAAAAGCACAAGTGGTGAAGGTATTGTTGCGGTAACTGCTTATGTAAAAGGAGGTGATGGCACACAGGGTGTAGACCCAGGTTCTGACGCAAATTTATTTGTTGTCAACCAAGGTGGTAACGCTAAGTTTATTGTTGATACTGAAGGACAACTTCATTCTGATGGTGGAGCACAAAGTGCTTACGATACTTTTGAAGATGCTCAATTAGTAAGAGCTTTTGATTTATCTCATGGTAATGGAGTTATTAATTCTAAGTTTGATAAGTTTATATCTTACAACCATGAAAAACTAGCAGAGATGAAACTAGTTGGTAGAGAAGAAGATGGCACACCAAACCATTTTATAAATGTTACTGGTATGCAAAGACTTCACAATGGTGCTATATGGCAGCAATACGAAAAGACTGAAAAACTTGCTAATGCAATGTATGAACTTGCTAAAGCAGCAGTTGGTGAAGAAAAAGCTAACGAAATACTAGAACAAAACGAAATTAAATTATTAAACTAAGGAGAACACAATGGCAATAACAGCAAATATAACAACTCACGATGGCGTAGCACTAACGGATGCTTACATTAGAGTAACGTCTACATACGTAAAAAAAATGAAAGATGATGAGGGCAATGATTCTTGGAAACTTGTCTACGATGTTGAAATCTACAAAGATAAAGCAACACGTGATGACGAAGTTAAAGAACAATCTATGCGTATTAACAATAATCATATGCAACATTTTAAGATTGACTATGATCTTGACGCTTCTGATAATCCTGTTAAATTAGCTTATGCTGATTTAAAAACAAACAGTCAATTATCAAACGTAAAAGAAGTATAGGAAATTAAATGTTTACATTAAACGACAAAGAATATGATGAGTCCAAACTATCTGATAAAGGTAAGTTTGCCTGGACTAATCTAGTCAGATTATCCAATAGCAAAAGAGACTTGGATATGGTGATAAATCAATATACAAGTATACTTAATGCTGAACTTCCTAAAGAAAATGCCGACACAGAGTCAAAANAATAGTTTAGATATAGCACGTCTAGAAGGCAAACTAGACGTTATATCAGAACGATTGATTCAGATGAAGGACAATCACCTATGGCATATTGAAAAAGATATGAAACAATTAAGAACACTTGTTTGGTTTATTGGTACTACTGTTTTTGCTCAAATGTTGTTTATAATAATACGAACTTTTATGTAGTATTGCACAATTCAAGTAAATCAGATAGTAATCAAGTATGCCTAACAAGTGTATATTGGTTATTTCTGATACTCATTGTCCTTACCATCATCCTGATTTAATTTCTTTCTTAAAAACTATTAAGAAAAAATACAAACCTGATCGTGTTATACACATAGGTGATGAAGTAGACTCACACGCAATAAGTTTTCACGACAGCGATCCTGACTTATATAGTGCAGGAGATGAACACAAACAATCACTTCCTACTATACACGCTATGGAAAAACTATTTCCTGTTATGGATCTTATGGATTCTAATCATGGATCATTAGTTTATCGTAGACAAAAAGCTAGTGGTTTGCCTAGAGCTGCCATGAAATCTTACAATGAATTTTTAGAAGTAGGGCCAGATTGGAAATGGCATGATGATCTCCTTATCACTATGTCTAATGGACAACAAGTTTATTTCTGTCATGGTAAATCAGCTAATGTGCTTAAAGTGGCACAACAATATGGCTGCCCTACAGTTCAAGGCCATTATCATAGTTCTTGTTCTATTCAATACTGGGGAAATCCTAATAACTTAAACTGGGGTATGCAAGTTGGCTGTCTGATAGATGCTAAGTCTTTGGCTTTTGAATATTGCAAAACACAGAAATCTCGACCTATTATTGGCTGTGGAATAATTATAAATGGACTTCCAAAATTATTACCAATGGTCTTGAACAAAGGTGGAAGATGGAATAAAGTATGTCCATGAAAACACTTGAACGACAAGAAAGTGGAGAACACTATTTAAAGTTTCAAATACAACCTGCCGAGTTTATTAATTCTAATATGCTTCCATTTGCTGAAGGCAATGTTGTAAAGTATGTATGTAGACACAAACACAAAGGTGGCAGAGACGATATTAAAAAAGCCATACACTATTTGGAAATGATTATAGAAAGAGATTATGGATAACGTGGCTCGAATGGAAGTTCCTAATAGGATGCGTTCAATTAATGTACGCATGATTATAGACAATATGCCTATTGTCTCGACCATAGATTATATGATTAATTTACAAGGCGTAATTCCTGTTGCTATATGGGTTAAAACTAAAAAATCTGAGTCTACATTGGATAGAGAGCTTAGAAGTTCTGGTAAAGCTGTATCATTATTATTACAGTTTGGATGCCCTATTAAAGAAATAGCTGAGACATTTACTAGAGATAGCATTATTGGATCAGCAGTATGGTATATTAACAAGAACTTAGAAGATATTATTACTGGCAATCAACCAGATAAACTGCCAAATTTATCAACTCAACCTACTGGGTACACTATAAAATGAACGAAGTTAAACAAAGAATTAAAGCACATGAAGGTTATCGTTTAGAACCCTATCATTGCACAGAAAATTTTTTAACTGGTGGATGGGGTCATAAGATACTAGATGGTGAAGAAGTGCCTACATCTGAAGAAGGATGGTCAGAGCTATTTGACAAAGATTTTGAAAAGGCTTTAAACGGTGCAAACAGCCTCATAGAAGAACATTTAGAGAACACTGAATGGTCTGGCCTAGAAGATGCCAAAAAGAACATAGTACAGGGCATTTTGATTGAAATGTGTTTTCAGCTAGGACAAGCTGGAGTAGGCAAATTTAAGAATATGTTTAAATATTTAGGTCAATGCAATTTTAAAAGGGCAAGTCAAGAGATGAAAGACTCTCGTTGGCATGAACAGACTAAAGCTAGGTGCATAGAATTAAGCACCATTATTCACAACATATAAGGAATACAAATGTTACAATTATTATTGAAACCCTTAATAGGGGTTGCAAGTGATGTCGTTGGTGGCATTGTTGCAACAAAGAAAGCAAAAGCAGAACAGAAACTAACTAAGATTAAAGCTGAAACAGAAGTTCTTCAACAACAAATTAAAGGAGAAATTGATTGGGATGTAGAAGCTATTAAAGGCAGCAGAGAGTCTTGGAAAGACGAGTATCTCACTATATTATTTTCAATCCCTCTTTTGTTATGCTTTCTTCCCTTTACTGTGGAGTATGTTGAAAGAGGCTTTGCAGCTCTTGCTATGACTCCTGACTGGTACAAATATACATTGGGTGTAATCGTATCAGCATCATTTGGTATTAAAGGTGCATCTAAGTTTATAGGTAAAAAGTAATGTGGTTTGTAGTTACAATCATGTTAAGTTTTAATCATACGGATGGTACATTTTTAAGAGAATATAAAAAGAAAACATTTAGTGATACATGGGAGTGCCATGAATTTATATCAGAAAATAAAATGAAATTGTTAGGTCCACACATAATTAAGTATGGTAAAAAATTAAAAGGTTTTGAATTCTACTGCGAAAGCAGACAAGGTGAAGAAGTATGAAGAAGTTATTATTAATATTAATGCTATGCAGCACACTAGCTTACGCAGATAATGATGTAACAAGTAGTGGTGCAACCGATAT